GAGTTACATCACCGTCTGATATTATTCTTTCATAGGCCTGAACAACCTATACCTGATGCGCCACGGAGAGAACCATGGCGCTAGAATTACAACTTATCAAACACCATTCAGGAATACTGATCCCGGCTACGCCCGAGACCAGCGATATCCTGCAATCAAAAACCCGGCTCGGCGATGTTCTTGTTGCCGAGTTCAGGCGGGTACGTAACCCGGCATTCCATCGGCGCTTTTTCGCGCTTCTCAATCTCGGTTTTGAATACTGGGAACCAACCGGCGGTGCTATCTCGAGTAACGAGAGGAAGTTGATCAGCGGCTACGCAAAATTCCTGGCTTCTTATGGCGGGAATGAGGGCGCGCTTATCGATGCTGCTGAACAGTATCTTGAGCAGGTTGCTTACCGGCGCGTCACGAATGGCATTAGCCTGTGTAAATCCTTCGATGCTTACCGCTGCTGGGTGATCGTCGAAGCAGGGCACTTTGATGCCATTCAGCTACCTGACGGCACACTCAAAAAGCATCCTCGTAGCATCTCATTCGCCAACATGGACGAGCTCGAGTTTCAGCAGCTCTATAGAGCTGCGCTCGATGTTCTATGGCGCTGGGTCTTGTCCCGTTCATTCCGCAGTCGTGATGAGGCTGAGAATGTCGCCGCGCAGCTGCTTGGCTTTGCGGGGTGATGGAATGAAGAAGACATGGTTCCATCATACCGACTGCAGCACCGAACAGGCTGACGAACTGGTTAAGCGTTACAAAGCGCGCGGTGTTCGGGTTGAGCGCAGCCTTAACCCGGATTACGTGACTTGGACTGTCAGTGCATTCTTGCCGACCTCAAATACACCAGCGCGCCCGGACAGCCGCTGGCGAAACCGGATGTGGGGGTGAACGTGAAAACATATCAAATCACTTTGCCCTGGCCGCCGAGCAACAACCGGTATTACCGGCACAACCGCGGGCGTACACACATTAGTGCTGATGGCGTCGCGTATCGCTATGCGGTCGCCCGTGTCATTCGAAGCGCCCGGCTAGATATCCGAACGGCTGCACCACTCAAAATCCGCATTGAATGTCATATGCCCGACCGCCGGCGCCGCGATCTGGATAACCTGCAGAAGGCAGCTTTTGACGCTTTAACCAAGGCGGTGTTCTGGCTGGATGACTGCCAGGTTGTCGACTATCGCGTTGTGAAAATGCCTGTCGTTAAAGGCGGGAAATTAGAACTCACCATTACCGAGATGGAGACCGCATGAACCTTGAAAACACCCTCAAATATCACTTCGCCAAATCGACAATGATCAGCGAGTCTCCGCGTGCAACGGCGTCAGACTCATTAACCGGGACGGATATCATGGCCGCTATGGGCATGACCCAAGAACGCGCCGCCATGGGCTACAGCGCCTTTCTCGGAAAGATGGGCATCAGTTACAACGATCGGGCGAGGGCGATTGAGTTGCTGGCTCAATATGCGCTGACCAAGTGCGATCGGGTGGCTGCTCTGCGCAAACTGGATGCCAGGGTTAAGCCATTAGTGATGCACCAGTTGGCCACCTTCGCGTTCGAGGACTATTCCCGCAGCGCCGCCAGCGTGAAGCAGTGCGATGGCTGCAATGGGGAAGGGTTTATTGACTCTGAGGTTTTCAGCATGAAGTCTCACACTCCGGCAAAAGAGAAGAAGTTCGTGAAGATGTCTATGCATATGGGCGTCGAAGATATTCACCCTTCCGACTATGAGGTACACAGGCAGGTCAGGAAGGTTGCACGCGTTCTCTGCCCGCAGTGTAAGGGTAAGAGGGTCGTTAGTTGTGCCTGTAGAGACTGTCATGGACGCGGGAAAGCCGTTAATCAGGCTCTTACAGAACAGCAGGGTGTTCCGGTTCTGGCTGATTGCAAGCGCTGCAGCGGGCGCGGGTATGAACGAATTCCATCAACTGAGGCTTACGCCGCGATGTGCCAGATAACGGATGCAATCAGCCTCGATACCTGGAAGAAGTCTGTTAAGCCCTTTTACGATCAGCTAATCACCAGGTTTGAGATCGAAGAGGCATGGGCTGATGCGCAGCTGAAGCAGATAACAAAATAGGGCGTGAATTTATCGTGAGCTATTTACTTTTCCCGAATCTGTGGTAATTTTGCTCTAACGATGGGTTATTGCCTTCGTTTAAAGCCCTGCGGTTAACACCGTGGGGCTTTTTAAATTTCTATGTCTATACTGTGAGTGTTGCGAATCCCCCTCTGCGGTGGGGCGTTCCAGTAGTTACCTGAAAAGGAAACCTCTCAGACGCGGGAATGTTTACTGGAGTCATTCTCACCGGGAGGCACCCGGCGCAACAAACTATCTTCTTTCCTGATGAAAACTGAGCCAAACATTTTTCAAAGCTGCCTATCGGCGGCTTTTTTTGTTATCCCTCGTTTTAAGAGTGCCCATAGCAATGACATATTGACCATGCGAATGAATTCATCGTAATTTATTCACGTGGTGAATCCTTTCTATGCGAAAGGGCGTACAAGTCAACTGCTGTCTGCAGGTATGCGCGCGTCTTTGTTGACTGGGGTAGAGTCACCGGGAGGCACCCGGCACCATGAAAACAACACAAGTTTCAAATTCCTTGAGAGCCTGCCATAAAACGCAGGCCTTTTTTTATGACTTGGAAAACTACTGCTACGCTTTAAGTCGTGAGAAGTTACTGTATGCTCGGTGGTTCTCCTGAACCTTATGTGAATCAGCCGATACAGCTTCACTACTGAGTCATTGGTTTCAATCACACCTACCTTACAAATAGTCAACTCATTGGCCCGCTTCAAAAGAGCGGGCTTTTTTTTATCTCTCCATTCAAATTTTCTGAATGGGGTAGCCAAAGTAAGAGGGGGCTAAGTGTCTGATCATGTTTCTGGCACTAATGTAATGGCTGGTGGACATTTGATAGCTAGCTCAGTGCACTAAAAAGTGCGGAGAACGACATCAATCTTCTCCGCATTAATAATGCCATTGCTACCCGCTTGTATCTCTTATATCCCTATGAGGATAAGCTTTTAACTTAACGCAAATGATAACATCTAAAAACTATGTGAACAGTTAATTGTTTTAAAGATTTAAATAGTTCTTCTTAAGGATTATTTAATTTTTTGCTTTCCTCAGAAGAAGGAAGCTCCAGCAGGTTTCAACCCTCATAAGGCTGCCGTTCGGCGGCCTTTTTTATTTCTAGAAACAGCACCCGCACAAAGCGAGGTGAGAGACCATGAAAATGAATGATTCAGGGAACATCTTCACACAGTTCTTCGCGTGGGTAGCAGCTCTGGCTTCAGCCATTGGATTTACCACTCAGGATCTGGTGTTCATGTTCTTTGGCGCTGCTGGTCTGCTTATCTCGCTTGCGTCTTACATTAACGGGCGAGTTGATGCAAACCGCAGGCGTAGAGAGGACGAAAAGCGAACAAAAATGGTCAATGACTACCTTCAAGGCGTTGGTGATAAACCCCTTCACGAGCGTCCTGCTGCTGCAAGCGTGGTAGTTGAGGCATTACAAAAGGAAGGTGAGTGATGGGATCCAGAGCAAAACTGAGTGCAGCGGTTCTGGGGCTGGTACTGGCTGGAGCGCCAGCATCAGTCATTCTCGATCAGTTTCTAAATGAGAAAGAGGGTAACAGCCTTACGGCGTACAAAGATGGCGGTGGTATCTGGACTATTTGCCGCGGCGCCACGATGGTTGATGGTAAACCGGTTGTGCAGGGCATGAAATTGTCACAGGCCAAATGCAATCAGGTGAATGCTATCGAACGCAATAAGGCTCTGGCATGGGTTGACCGCAATATTTCGGTACCGCTAACCGAACCGCAGAAGGCTGGAATCGCATCTTTCTGTCCTTACAACATCGGGCCGGGTAAATGCTTCCCGTCCACGTTCTATAAGCGCATTAATGCTGGTGACCGCCACGGGGCATGCGAGGCAATTCGCTGGTGGATTAAAGACGGCGGCCGTGATTGTCGGCTAACCAAAGGCCAGAAGAATGGCTGCTATGGGCAGGTCGAGCGTCGCGATCAAGAAAGTGCGCTAGCGTGCTGGGGACTGGACCAATGAAAATTAATCCGGGTCTTATCAGCGTTGTCGTTGTTGCTGGCCTTTCGATCGCTCTCGTTAAGAGTTGCTCGGTCGCCAGTAAACTTCAGAGCGATAATAACGTTCTGCGAAGTGACAACACTTTGCAGGGGCAGGTGATCGCCACTCAAGCATTCAACTTCAATCGATTCAATCAGGTTGCGGAACATGCCAATAGGCTTAACTCCCTCATCGACAACAGCACCGAAGAAACCGTAATCGAATACCATGAGATTCTCCGTCGTGAAAAAACCTGTAATCTGCCTGTTCCTGCTGACATTGCTGGTGGGCTGCTCGAATACGCGTACCGTTTACGTTCCAGCGCAATGCACGCCGATACCGACGGACCTGACGCAGCCGATGATAGTACCGCTACCGCCGGCTCAATAACGTACTGCCAGGCTGTGCTCTGGATTAAGCCGCTGCTGGCCGTGATTGAGAAGGGCAACAATAACCTGGCTGGTATACGGCAGATAGAGCTGGAAAGGAAAAACTAGGGATGGCTCATCCTTGAGCACACGGGTATTTCTTAACGACGGCTTTTACCTGACATAGCAAAGCACCTTTAAATTCTAGAAAAGACTCAATATTTCACAAGCGAAGCGCATCAATTCCAAAAAAAGCCCCCACAAGGAGGGCTACAGGAGTCTCAGTTTCACATGCTCTTTTTATCGATGATTCCCTGGAGTTGGCATTCTCCGCATCAGAGTCTTGGATAGCCTGGCAGTTAACCAATAATCAACAAGCGTAAGCGAAAAGTATTAGGAATTTCCTCAGGCTGACAATCTTTGATAGTTCTTACATGTTGCATATGTTCTACCTAATATCCCCTATAAGGAGATTAGATTTCACTCAAAATCACACACACTAAAAGGAATGGGTTGAACTGCGTTCGGCCATAAAAAATGCCCCT